TGTTAAAGTATCTTGTTTTAAACCTAAAGCATCAAATACAGCATTTTGACTCGGGGCAACGGTTGTAACTCCATCTACAATAGCATCAGTTACTTTTGCATCAGCATAAGAATTAGAAGTAGTATTGGTTGCGTTGTCTCCGCTATTAGTTCCACTTGTATTCCCAATTACAACTAGTTCAGCATCTGTTACATATCTTTTATCAACACTATCTGCAACATCAGCAGTTGTAAAAATTTGATTAAAATCAAAATAATGATTACCTGTTATAACCTTAAAATTTAATGAGTAATAACCTGCATCAAATGTTTTAGTTGTTAATGCTTGTCCACGATAGTAACTAACAAAAGGGAATGTAATTGTTCCAGTACTAGTTACTCTTAAAAAGACAGTACCTTCTGATACATTGTATATATTTGTAATATCTAATGTCGCTCCACTACCACCTACTTCTATATAAAACTGAGGGAAATCAGTAGTTTCACAATCTAAAACAACTGTTCCACTTACAGCACCTAAACTTTCTAATTTCTTTGTTAGTCCAGTTACTATAGGTGTATTATCTTCAATTAATGAATCAGAGACTAATAATGTTCCAACTATTACCTCTGTAACAGAAGGTGTGTAACGTGTAGGTGTTAAACTTTCAGCACTTATTTGAATAGTTAAATTACTAGAAGTATCTGCAACTATATCAATATATTTAAGTAATCCTGCTGAACAATAAGTTTGGTCTAAGAATAAAGTATCTCCATCACCAATATTGTTATATTGTGTTGGATTAATATACCAAGTACCTTCTGTAACTTTTACATCAAAATCAGCAGTACCACCAAAACTACCAGTAGTTAATACAAGTCCTGAAATAACACCATTGATTCTATCTTGTTTAGCATCTAAAGCATTACCAAGATTGGTATTGTCATATGGGCTTCCAGTAAGAGAAGCAAAATCACCTGATCCTCCATCACCACCACCTCCAGCAGTTACTTTCCCTATCTTCTTTGCGTACTTAATCATATCTTAAATATCTTCAACCCAATTAGCTGCAACTGCACAAGTACCAGAAGATGTGGCTTTCATTGCAAAAACAATAATATCAGAAGGACTTGCAAATATATCCAAATCTTCTAAATTAATGTACTGACCATAGTTTCTTGGTACTGTTGTATTAAACAAGATAGTACCACCTGTTATAGTTGTTCCTGCAACATCGTAACTAACAATACTTTGTCCAGTTGTTATAGTTACTCCATTATCTACTGTACTTCCGTTTATAGTGGTAAATGAAGGTACACCCCCAACCGTAGGATTAAGAATAATCTGTAAAGTAGCTACACCGTTACCACCATCATAAGCACAAGAAACACCTCTTAATCTTATCTGCCCTCTGTTTGTTACTGTATTATAAGTTGTTGCGTTTTTAAGTGATAGAATATTAGTAAGTGTTGTAATAGTATTTTTATTATTATCAATACCATTTTTTGCACCTAACATGTGTACTTCACCTTCCACAAACAAAGCACCTGACCCTGCTTTTAATACTATGTTAGAAGTGTTGGAAGTATTTACTACTCTCCAAATTAAGTTTAAACTTGGATTAGCTAATGAAGTTGCCGTTGCTGAATTTGGATACCTAATAATATGAACCAGTGACATTTCACCGTCAATATCATGCTCGATATAAAAGTAAATACATCCAAAACCAAGATATTGATATTTGATTTGTCCTACATTCCCTTTTGTAGGGTCAAGTAACATTCCACTTGGATTAGAAGTACCATCACTTCCATCCATTACGTCTATGTTCCAAGATGATTGAGCAATAAATGTTTCAACTCCTGCATTAATGTGAAATAGTCCAAAAGTAGCACCACTATATCCAAAGCAAAACCCATCGGTTAAAGCTGAATTACCTATTCCTCCATATTGTTTTGAATTAGCTACTCCAGTCGTAAACAACATTGTAAACCTTCCAAGAACACCTTGACCTGCTCTATATTTTGCATAACGTCTTGATATTAATTGAGCAGAACTTGATGCACTTGCACCTGTCGCAACTGATAATAAAGAATTTGATGCTGTGACTGTTCCTGTTCCTGTAACCGCAGAAGTAACTAATTGAGTGTTTAATGTTGACGAATACTCAAAGCTAATTTGAGCAACTGGAGTAAGTTCTGCAATTGATAACTCTCCAAATGCTGTTTTGGGATTTTCAATTGCTGTTTTTAGATTTCCGTTTTCGTCAACTCCTACAAACTTAAATTGACCTGCATCTGTTTGCCCTATAATTACTGACTTAGTTGTAATAGAATCAGAATCCGAACTTGGTGTGTTTGTAAGCGGTGCGTTTAGTTGGTCAAAAGCACCATAATAGGTATATAGTCTAAGATACGTTTGATTAGAGCCTGAATTATTAGTCATTCTGACCCTAAAATACCTACCTGCTTTTACCGCTTTATGTGCTTCCTGAATACCTGCTGTAACTGTAAAACCTGAACTTGGAAATGTTTCCCAATTAGTATTATCTACGCTAAAATCAAAATACAATAAACCTGACTGATCTGTTTTACAAACTACAAATACATCAGAATATAAATTTTGCTCTCCTGTACCTGTAAATGTTACACCGTTATTTAAAGGAGTTATACTTGTATTTACGGTAGATTGTAAACCTTTTATCGTGTTACTTGCAATATCCTCTAAATTACCACCAGCTTCTAATGCAAGTAACGAAGTGTTTAAATCATCCCCTGCATTTGCTTCTATTGTCAATGCTCCGCTTGGAGTTACTTTAACATCTACATAGCTACCACCACCAGCCGAATTTAACCCATGTATTACTGTATTAGTAACTATTCCCTTGTCAGAAGATGTAACTTGCGTACCTAACTGAACCACATCGGCAACCGTACCATCTGAATCTACTATTTGCGTTTTTTGTGTACCATCGCTTTGTTTTGTTGATGTTGCTGCACCTGATGGTAATGGTAAAGTAGCTACACTAACAGTTTGTGTTTCATTTAGATTTGCTTTTAGTTCTAGTTCGGCTAATAATAAATCTTGTTTAGCTTTCGTAGCTAATAAGTCTATCTTAGCTTCTTGTTCTGTTGATAGCACTACTGGTGCTGAATTAGCACTAGAACCCTGACCATTTGCATTGGGTGGTACGTATGACATTTTCTTATCTTATTAACCAATTAGAACCATTTGAAATAAAATCTAAACTTAAATAAGGAGTTGACATTACAATTGAACTACTTCCATTTATAGTTTGTGAACTTGTTGTGTTTATTGTAGTCGAACCGCTTACAACCGTTACCGTATATTTGTTTGTGTTTCCGACTGCAGTAGGTAGGGTTAATGTATTAGTAGCTGTGCAATTTTCAACATAATCAGTCATTGAAGCACTCCCCAACGTAGCCGTTACACCTGCTCTACTTTCTACAACTCTAACTATTCCAGTCTGACCGTTGGGACTTAAAGTCGTTTCTATGTAAGTTTCGTCAGGATTAAATTCTAGTTCAGTACTAGATTTAGCTGTTCCAACACTTCTAACAATAATTCCTTCTGTATCGGGAATATCATCATACAAGCATATCGCACCACTAGCACCAACGTAGTATAACTCACCTGCCGTTAACCCTGTAAACCCATCTTGTAAACCAATCGCTAAAGATTCACCAGTAGCATTAGCTGTTATTGTAGAATCCGTTACAAGTCGTAATTCAGTTGAACATGTGGCAGTAGTTAAATAATCAGCTTTCCAATATTTACCATCGGTTTTCAGATATACTAAATCGTTTTCTACTAAGTTTTCTCCTGCTATTATTGTATCGGTTAAAGATGTTCCTGAACCACCACTACTACTTAAATTTGCTATTTCTTGTGTTGTAGTTTGAGAAGTAACTCCATCTTTTACAATAGGGACTAATTCAGTACCATCTAATGTACTGCTATCAGGTAATTCAGATATTTTTATTACTTCATCAGCCATTATTCAATAATAAATTTTAATCCTGACTCTGTTGTAAGTATTATCCTAGTTTCAGTGCCAATATATTTGTAATATTGTTCTAAATATTGTTTTGTGCCAATTATTCTACCTGACAAATCAATAGCATCTTTTTGAACTGTTAGTTTAGATTTATAAGGTTTTATCGTAACTGATTGATTATGTTCTATATCATCATCAATACTTGTGTTTGTAATTGCAAAAATATTCGAAGGATCAGCATATAATTGCAAAGCAACATCGTATATGTTTTGTCCGTAAACAGTTATATAGCTTGTCGGTTTTGCAGCTTCTTTTTGTAATACTTTTGAAATAGTTGGGATTGTAAAATTGCCCGATGTGTAGTTTATTTTACTAACTCCTGTCAAATCATAATCAAGATTTTCATTGTTATCCAACACAACGGAAAATACTTTAGATACGTCACCAAATTGCTTAGTGGCTATATCATAAATGTTTTGTCCGTCCTGTATTTGTAAGCTATTCATAAATTACAATATCTTGACTTTCACTTGTAAATTCGTTTACTCTTATTTTTTGTTGGTAGCCATCCGATTTTAAAGACTCTTTTATTGCGCTCTCGAATTTAGGAATTGCATTTGACGGTGCATTTATATAATCGCTTGCGCTTGCACCAACTAAAGGGGATTCACGGTACCACCCCATATGAGAGTTTATCAAATCAGATATATGTTGTTGGTCTGATTGCCCAATAACCAAATCATTATTTTTGATTACTAAAATATTTGAATCTAGTTTGAAATCTGATCTAGCCATGTTTGACATTTTCATTTATAACATCATTAAAATCAGCTCTTTCATTGTATGCTATTTGAGCTGCAAAATATGTTTTTAATGCTGCCCCCCCATCATTAGGAACTGGAGTCCAGTTTTTTAAAGATGTTATAACAGCTTGTAATTGATTGTCTAATTTATAGAGTTGTTCTCGTGTTTCATTTCCTTTTAATGAACTATATAAATTTTCTTTTAATACAACTAAATCTAATTCTGAATACATCTTTACATAAGGTTCATTATCAATAAAGCCTATCAATACATCAGATCCAACTTTAGGGACTGCAAAAAAACCTTTGTCTTTATCCCCTTGTGCATCCAACGAAACCCCTTCTATATTATCTGAATCAGTCGTTGGCTTAACTGTAATAGTATTTGTCGTTTCATCATAACTAACAACCTCGGCAAACAAAGGTTGTCTAGGCAACATACTTAGTATGAGTTGTTTTAATGAGTCTAATATTTCTCTCATAATAGCCTAGTCCCTAGTTCAATATTTTGAAAATATCCATTCCATCCGAAATCATAATCAACTCCTTTGCAAAAATACGTACCGTTTCGCTCTGGCTGTCTTTTATCTATTAGATTTATCCTATCCCCATGCCTTACAAACGGTTCACCAAAAGCCCTAAAACTACCCCTATAACCGTCATAAACAACACCAGTCAGGTATTGTTCCCCCATTTCTTTGAGTTGTGACTCAGAATAATCACCATAATAATGTGCTGTTAATTGCGCCCCTGTTGTATCGCCAACAATAACCTCACGCCTTTTATTCTTTTTGCCCTCACGTCTTATCCCGATAACTTTTACAAAGTATCGGCTTGTATCTGTCGTTTCCCATTCAAGATTTGAGTCTATTATTGTTTCCTGAAACTCGAAAGTATGTTCTTTGCTTTTATCTTTTGTTTTGTCAAATTCATATAAGTATTTTCTACCTACATATAAAGTTCCCTCTCGCATAAATACCTCCATATGGAAATCAGTTCTTAGTTTTTCAAGAACTTTTGCAACCGTTGGGCTATTAATGATTGAAAAACGTCCTAAGTCCTCATACTCTAAAGTAGCAACATAAGGCAAAGTGCTTCCAATAGTATAAGCCAATAATTCTTTCAAAGAAACTTTTTGCCACTCCTTATTTTTTACCAACTTTCTTTTTAGTAACCACAATTCGTCTTCGCACTTTATTACTGTTTTTTCTTCGGTTGTCAATCCTGTGATATATCCAGTAAATGCAGTTTCTAAGGTATTGTTATAGCCAATATCAATGTTCACTTTGTCCCCAACTTTTAAGATTGGATTTGTTGAAGAAAATACATCCTGACCTTTCCATGTGTACTTGTGCGCCAAAACAATCTCAGCCGTATCGGTCATATTCTTAAAACTCGATTGTATAGGCATATCATTTACACCGTTAAAAACTATCGTTTCAGAACGTCCGTTTTGTTGTGTAAATGTCACTATGCAATCAGGTCTAAGCATCTTTTGTTTTTAAAATTATAGGTTCGTCCGACAAACATCTAAGTTCAAACGGCTGAACCGTAATATTACCCTCCAATTGTGGAAAGTTTGCGTATTGAACTACTATTTGCCCTATCTGGAAAAAGTCTTCCAAATAAGGACATTGAACTGAAACTGCTACCTCTGCATTACAAATAGTCTGCAAAGCTCTCATATCAGAATCAGGATAAACATTAGGTATGGAACTTGCTAAAACACCCCTTATAGTAACTCCATAGTCTCCATTTGAAATGAATTGCTTTACGCTTGCATCTTTTCCCTGTATTTTTGTTGAAACAATTTGTCTTTGTTGCCCGACTTCTATTAAACAGCATTCGATCAATAAGTCTTGCGCCCCTTCTTTGCCGTAATTTATTGTTTCGCCATTGTTATTTACGTAAGAACCAGCTTTGAAAACTATACCACCAAAAACAGGCAACCCAAGTGTACCTTTGTTTGTAGTTGGGCGCAATTCATCATCTACACTAAGTAAATTAAGCCTTTGTCCTTGCTTGTAAAACTTTGGTTTAACCAATGCAAGCCCGAAAGAACTCAAAATCAATTGAGGCTTTTTTGTGCTTGGTAATGGCTGGTTAGGTATAAAATCTTCTGCTTCCATTATACCGCTGCTAATTGTTGTGAGTCATTCAACATTGACAAGAAAATCTTAATCATTTCATCTCTTACATTTGGCGCAAGGTTTTTGATATTGTCAATAGAACCGTTAAAATTTTGCGTTTCAACCAATTTACCTACATTGATAACTATGCTTGTAGGCTTTGAACCGCTAACTTGCGTGGCTCTACTTTCCAGCCCTGCATTCGTAGCTTTTGGCGAGCCTAACACAGAAGTTGGCGCATTAGTACCCATTGCCGTTTGCATAGCTTTAGATTGCCCTAATACATCTTTATCGTCAAGTTTTATTCCTAATTTCTTTTCTTGATAGCCAAATAGTTTCCCTATTCCTAAAACAAGTTCAGCGACTCCATTTACTAAGCCTATTACTACTTTCAACGCAAATCCAAGTGTATCAATTAACACAATTGCAAAAGGCTTCAATACGTAAAACACAGCTCCTAAAGCGTTTGCCCACGTATTAAACATTTCACCCAAATTGAAAGAAGTAAATACTCCTTTTATTGTTTCCCAAGTATATACTAATACGTCAATCAATGGCTGAAATATTCCTTGCAATGCTACTATATTGCCTTTTAGGTATTCAATTCCTTGGTTTATTGCACCAAATACACGCTGAACACCTTCCATTCCAGAAGCAAATACACCCCCTAAACCAGAACCAAGTGTTTGTTTTATTAATGTCCAAGAATTAGACATCCTGTTTACGTTTGCCTGTAATGAATTTGAAGCCATGTCCATTCCTCCAGCAAATTCTTTTTTCAATTGTGCTGCAAAACGTGGCAAAAACACATCGGAAGCTAATTTACCTTGACTCACAAATTTATTAAAGTCTTCGGTTGTCATGTTCATTGAATCGGCAGCTATTTTAAAAGCACCTTTCAGTCCAGCATCACCCAATTGCCCTCTAAGTTCCTCCATTGAAACAACTCCCTTGCCAGCCATATCGGTCAAAGCTTTAAAAGCTTGCGACTGTTGTTCGGTTGTCATGTGGTTGACGGTAGAAGCCATTGACATACCTTCGAATATATCTTTTACTCCCTGTCCTGCCAAAGATGTTCCCTTTAGCGAAGCGGAAAGCCCTACAAATCCCGATTGTGCTGCATTTAGCTCAAGCCCCATTTCATTTGCCGTCCTTCTTACATATTGAAGGTCTTGTGAGCCTTTTTGCATTGAACCAGAAGCATATCCTAACTGGTTTGTTAAAGCTTCCAATTGTACGGCAGAATCAAACACCCCTTTCGACAACATTCCAAGTCCTGCCAATGCAGCACCTTTGACAATATTACCAAAAGAAAGCAAAGAATTGCTTGTGGTATTAGTTGACCTGTTTACTTTACCCATAGCGTTATCTAGCTTATCCGTTTCCGAAATAGCAGATTGCATTTTAGGAGTAAACAAATCCTTTAGGCTTAATATGTATTCGACCTTTTCAGCCATTTCCTGTAATCTTGTTAGCTTCTTGTTTTAGTACCCACTCCAACTCGCACCATCTTTGAGCAAATTCATCATCTGTCAACAAATCTGGGTTTAAATGAAAATGATACCGAAGTAATGCGTTTCGTTTCCTTAACTCATCCTCGGTATCAAGTTCAGATACTTTCCACTGAATTAATTTTTTTTTAACTCACCATCAGCAACGCTAAGTAACGGTAATAATGTTCTTGTAGCTGAACGCAAGGCATAAAGAGAATCAGTAATCTTTTTAACTGGATCTCCAGAAACCCAAAGACCATTAAGCATGATTTCAACCGCTTGCAATTCATCGTTTTGCATTGCCTTTTGAACCATAGTAAACAAAGTTCTATCTTCCAAATCTTTGATTACCATTTCGGCAAATTCTTTTTGCTCTGATGAAAGTGGAACTTTTAAAGTGTAATTAGCCATTTTACCAAGTTATGTGTGAAATTAACAAATCAAGCTCAACCTCTATCTTAGTGTCTCCTGACTTTGACTTACGGTTGTTGCTTTTGAATCTGCAATTACGTAATTTATGCGTAACTGGCAAATTAGAAGAGTTAACATAAGCCACAATAATGTCAAATTCTGGTATATTTTGGAGTCTACCACCGACTGCAAGAGCAGTTATGGCTTCTACTTCTTCCATATACAAGGTAATCTTTGCCATTGCCTTGTATTTTCCAAAACCACGGTTTACTGGCATTGTACCAGCACCGTAGTTGTCTTCCATTTCTTGATCGTCCGAGTACTCAATTGCTGTAACTCCAGCAACAGGTACTGACATAATGTTTACGATTATCGAACTGTAATCATAAGTTCTTCCGTTTATTAGTGGTAAAGCCATGATTATGATACTTTAGTTACGAATCCAACATTTACGTTAATATTTCGGCTTACTCCAACAGGCACGTTTTGAATTGTCAATTCCAAATTGCCTGTCGAAAGAACATCTTGCTCGGGATTAATAATTACCTTGAATCCCGACAATTCACCATCTTTTTCCATTTGCTCTACTGGGGCGTTTGCCAAACTTTCTAAGTAGCCAATTTGATCGGCTGTTAGTTTTCCGCTTGTTGCATCTACATAAACAGGACCATTCAATTGAGGCATTAAAGACGTTCGAACGTTTCTAATTACCTTGTTTATTGTCCTATTGTTTTCTAGTGTGCAATAGTCAGAAGTGTTTGCAATTGCCGTTTTTGCGTCTACAAAGTAAGTCCCTGTATAATCAATGTGTTTTTTAATAAACGTCCAATGATAAGCATACAAAACATTTAGTAGGCTGGTTGATTGGTCACGTACTTTTACACCATTCGAGAAAGCAGGTACGGCAAATTCAGTATCGCTTGCTGCAAGATTAAACTTAGCAACGTAGCCTAAATTCTCGTGAACTTTTGCCAATGCAGCCGTTCCTAAACATGCGCCTAATGTACCGATTGACTTACCTAGATACACGTACAACTCATTCCCTTCTGCGTCACCATCTTGTCCAATATCAACTAGAACATTCTTAGCGGTCAAAGATGAAAGGTCAGCTAATGCGCTTAATGCAGTTCCGTTAATGTTTGGCGTATAGATAATATCACAAGGTCTATGATCGTCATAGTTATTGTCTGAAATTCCTTGCAAAGTAGTTACTTGTCCAGTTGCAAAAGATGTACTTGTAGTATTCGAGTAAACCCCAAACAAACGCACTTGACCTTCTGCATAATTTTGGATAGTCGTAATTTCTGCAAAGTTCAAAGTTCCAGCGGTCGGAAAAATTCCTAACCAAAGAACCCCATTTGGTTGAGAAATGAAATACCTTTTTGCATGATACCAAATGTGGATATATGGATCGTTTGCACCACTTGAAAACTGTGTAATTGTAGGGGCTGTAATTGCTCCAGTCACAACAGAAGTCAATACAGACCCACCGTTTAAGTTAGCTCCATATCCAGCAGGAGGTGTTAATAATACGTTTGCAGAAGACCCAGCAGCTACAAAACCGTGAGTAGATGTTAAAGCGTTTATTGCGGTTCTAGCTTTTGTAGCTAATGCGCTTGTCGAATCGCCTGTTTCCCATGTTGCAACACCTAAAGAAATAGTAACACCCAAAGACGTTACTATGAATTCAACAGTATCACCATTTGTAGCGGATGTAACTGATATTGCGTAATTACCACCCGAGGCTAAAGTCTCATTTGAGTAGTCTCCAACTATACCTAAATCCTCAACATCTGAAAGCGAAAATACTTTCTTGATTTGATTGCTTCCGTCATAGCCACTTGGATAAGCAGCTGTATAAAACACCATTGACGAATAGTGGTCTTTCCCATCCAAAGGGCGACCTAATCCGTTGGTGCTTAATGTAAATCTAATATCTGGTAGAGCCATTTGTTTTATGATTAAAAGGTTAAAACAAAAAAGGGGCTTTTACACCCCTTTTAATTAGGCTGCCTGTACGATTGAAACAATACCTTCTTGGTTTGTTCTGCTTTTTGCAGCTCCATGAAGAACCAAAGCAGAGAAAACATCACCATAGAAAGTAGGGTCGCCCATGTTATCAAATACTTTTGTTTGACCCATAGCCTTACGAACTGCATACTTAGAAGTAAGAATCATTCCCATGTTATCAGAAGTCGTTGGGCTCGATGGTAAACCATTTGCTCCTGTTGCTTTGATAACTGGAGTTCCTGTGTTGTCATAAACAACCACGCTAGAACGAATTACAATGTTCATTCCTAGTATTCTGTTTACCACACCTGTAGGCAATACTGGAGTATTTGCACCAAATTCTAAAAACTTAGAAATTTTGTCAATTCCTACAAATTGTGACCAATAAATAGAAGCTGGCATAATCAAGTAAAACTCTTCGTCCTGATTAATATCGTCAGCTCCTAGAATTGTTCTAGCATCTTGAATATCTTGTAGTGTAACCGCCTTTCTTGTAGATGTTGCGCTTGGTGCTAAAGCTCCAGAAACAGAACTACCAGAAGTACGAACGATACGAGACGAACCACTTGCTGCCCATGAATACAAAGCGTTATTTGCAACGCTTGAACTCAATTGCTTGATGTGATCGCTCAAAACATCTTGACGTTTGTTATACGAAACTTGAACAGCTTCTGTATCTTGAATCAAGATAGGGTCAGTAGTAAACTCTTTCAAGTTATACGTCAAATCTGAATCAGTTCTTTGTGTGATTGTTGCTGGTAAAGAAGCACGGTCTATTACTACACTTGGTTTTGAACCAGCTTGCGGTAAATGAACGGTCTTATAATCTGCATAAGCAGAATCGTCTTTACCGATTACGCTCAAGAATGCGTTGTTTGCGTATAGATTGGATTCAATGTCTGAAATCCAAATTTCCTTTTGTAAAGCCATTTTAGTAAATGTTTATAGTGTGATTAATTAGTCAATTTGAATTTTTGCGCCACATGGCAAGAAAATAGTACCATCATACCAAAAAGATTGACACCATGTTTTACCAGCCACGCCAGTTACTACAGGTGCATCAATTCCAGTACCGAAAGTGAATGTTTCCGTTGCGGTTGTTTTTACTTTAAGATGCAACTTTGCACCAGCTCTTAATTCTGATGAAAGTGTCAAATCCAAAGTAGCATTACCTGTCAATGTTGGCAACGTAGCCACAT